TGGCCATTAGACCAATTTAGTTTTCAACAATACATAAAAGACAAATATACTAACCCCGACGCTATACATCATTACGAGATAACACAATCAAGTGGTAAACAATCAGGTGAGGGGCCTGCTGATTACTCACATAAATTAGAAGTTAACAGCACACATCCAGGTGCTCAATCTGTTTCTAATAGACAATATGAAGAGAGAGAACAAGATAAAAAGAGGCAAATTAGAGTATTATCACCACAATATCTTGGTGCCTTTGAAGAAGAATTTACTCAATTGATAAGAAGATAATGACATGGCAACACTTGAAAAAAATATACTAGATAGAGCTGGTAAATATAACTTATCAGAGTTATCAATAATTTCATACAGACAAGATAAAGAAGAAAGTAAACCAAAGTTTATAGATATCAAAGGTATTACCTTAACTATGTCTATTACAGAGGATATATTTTCTAATAATATTATGGGAAGTGTGACCGTATATGACTCGCAAGACATTAGAACACTATTACCTATCACAGGTTTAGAAAGATTATCATTTAAATTTAACACACCTGGTTTACCTGGTTATGATATGTCAGAGGGTACAGGTATACCTTTTCAAATATATAAAGTAGATAGTGTTAGAAAAGATGAACAAAATGATATTGGTCAATTTTATAAAATATATTTTTGTTCGCCTGAAATGTATTACAATCAAATGGCCTCTGTATCAAAAGCATATTCAGGACCAATAGAGAACGCAGTATTAGATTTGTTAAGACAAAAGAAATATCTTAATTCTAAAAAACCATTTTATTTTGAAAACACGGCCACAAATGCCAAGTATGTGATACCTAGTTTAAAACCTTATAAGGCAATTAATTATTTAAGTAGTCAAACATTATCAGGCAAATATAATAATGCAGGTTATCTATTTTATGAAACATCAAAAGGTTTTCACTTTAGAAGTTTAGGGTCATTATTAGCATTAGGTGGTGCAAGAGCAAGACCGACTAGATGGAATTACCAAACACAAATAACAAATGTAAAAGACGGTAAAAAAGACGAAGTAAAAGATATAGAAAAAAGATTACAAAATATAATTAAATATGAGATAGGTAAACCAGTTGACACATTATCAAATATGGTAGGTGGCATGTACGCCAATAAACTAGTGGTGCATGACGCATTTAATAAAACAATTAAAACACATAATTTTAATTACAAAGACAATTACGCAAAAGAATTTCATACTGAAACAATAGGGTCAGCGGCTGATATTAATAAAATGATTACACCTATAGCACAATTAAATGATACTGGCAAGAGTTTATATGAAGAGGCCGATAGTAAAAAGATGGTGGTGACAGAAACAAGTAAAGTGCATAATGATTACGAGTTTACGCCAACTAATCTAACACTACCTAAAATTGTATCTCAAATGTCGCAGTATAAGAACATGAACTTGACCATACTGGCGCATGGATATACCATGTTAAACGCAGGTGATATAATTAACTTTACCGAGGCGATAAGACAACCAGGAGAGAAGAAAACAGACAATCCATATACGAGTGGCAGATATTTGATAATGGCCATTAAACACACAATATCAGTAGAGAGTAAATCGCATGAAATGGTCTTAAAATGCTTTAAAGATAGCGTTAGGACGCCATTACCGAAAGAGGAGGATGGTCTCCTAGTAGGTATAGAAGATGATACTAACTTTGATATATACAAAGAGGATGAGAAAATAGCTTAGAGAATTAGAGAGTCCGGCGCCTCCAGAGGTGCTGGCCACCAATGAGAATATGAGAAAAAAGAACAACGGAAGATATGTAAAAACAATTACAACAGGACACCCCGAGGCTGATATGTTAGGACAAGTATATTTGTGGATTTCTGAGCGTAAAAACAGACGCATACCTCAGCGGCCACATAGAACATATAAGAGAACTAGAAAACTTAATATATCCGAGAGGTATATCAGAGTATGGTTCAGAGCGGCCATAGAGTGGTCTCAAACGGCGCCTACGGCGTGCTTACGCAGTATCAAAGATAGGATAAGTAAAATGCGTAAACAAAAAAGAAATGGCAATTAAATGCGTATGGCTAGCGTATTAAAAGGCGAACAATATCGGAAAAAATCTTATGTACGACAATAATTTTTTAGGTAAAAATAACTTTATATGGTTCAACGGCGTAGTTGAAGACAGGCAAGACCCACAGAAACTTGGCCGTTTGCGAGTGCGTTGTGTGGGTATTCATACAGATAACAAAGATGATTTACCTACGGCCGATTTACCGTGGTCGCAGTTAATTCATCCTATCACAAGCTCTGGCATTTCTGGCCTAGGTTCTAGTCCAGGTTTTATCGTAGAGGGAACTTGGGTGTTTGGATATTTTAGAGATGGTTACGCAATGCAAGAGCCAATGATAATAGGAACTTTACCTGGCAAGCCGTCGGAACTTTCTGATACTACAAAAGGTTTTTATGACCCTAACGGTGTTTATCCCAAATACAAGGATGAGGTGGATACTAACCGTCTGGCCGTTAATGATAGTGCGGCTCCTCATTTAGGTTTAGAATTACGCAAATTAACAAGGAAGACTGGCGTCCCAACGGCCGACTTTGATTTAGTGCCAGTAGAAGAACATATCAGTACGGCCATAGAGGCGTCTGATAGTGATACATGGAATCAACCTGATATACCCTATGCGGCCGTTTATCCATACAATCATGTGTTTGAGTCAGAGAGTGGCCATATACAAGAGATAGACGATACAAAAGATAATGAAAGATTATTTACAGCCCATAGAACAGGCACATCACAAGAGATTGACAAAGATGGCAACCAGGTAAATATAATTAAAGGCGACCATTATAACATAGTATCAGGCAAAAGGCAAGCCGTTATAGAAGGCAATGCCGATATTACCATAGGTGGCCGACATAAGATTTATATTAACAAGGACGGCCAAACAAATAACCATTACGATATACAAGTAGGACCAAATGCGTCTGTTAACATACAGGTAGACAAAGGCGATATGAATGTGGTATTAAAAGATGGTAAACTAAACACCAATGTGGCCGGCGATTACAATATGAAGATTGGTGGTAATATGAATTTAGATGTAAGAGGCAATAAGACAGAAACCGTAAGTGGTTCTAAAACATCTAATACGACAGGTGCAGTAATTCATAGAGGCTCACGAATAGACCTTAATCCTTAAAAACCTCCAGAGAAAACGCCTTTTGTGGACTAGGCTAAAAACTTAAACTATAAATGCAATAACATCCAGCAGACTTATTCTTAATGGTTAATAACTCTTTGGATTTTTTTTCTTGGAAATTTTTGCGTCTGGAAAGTTGCTCAAGGACACAACTCTTATACATAGTCATGTTGAAACTTCAGGAAACCAGCTACCTCCTGGAAAGGCAGATAAATAAGATTATATAAAGTGATTAAATTATGGCAAAAAATTATACATCTATATTTGATTGTCCTGTCTGGTCGTTTGATACTCAACTAGATAACATTAAAATAAAAGATTACATATTACATTTAAAAGAAAACGATAGTGGTCGTACTATTACAAATAATGGTGGCTGGCAATCAAACAACTTACACTTGCAGACACCAGAATTAAAAGACTTCTTTTTTACAATCTCAAACCTATTAAATGATTGTTTTATAGAGTTGAATGGTAAAAGTAATTACAAAGTATCTATTAATGATTGCTGGGCAAATGTAAACAATAAAGGTAATTTTAATTGGCCTCATACACATGAGGGTTTTCTATCAATTGTTTATTATGTACAGGCAGATGATGATACTGGTGATTTAAAATTTAATCATCCTTCTAAATTACAACAAACACAATGGCAAAGACAATGGTTTAATAATTCAACACCAACAGCACATAGTTGGTTATTTAAACCTTTTACAAATAGATGTTATATTTTTCCTAGTTGGCTTGAACATCAAGTACATGTCAATGACACAAATAAGACACGGATTAGTCTATCTCTAAACTCTTCAATTATCTAAATATCTGAATGGACTTACAAGATGAGAGGCCTCCCGATAGGGGCAGGCAAATCAGAAATATTGTAATTGTATTCTTTGTCTGTTACTTTATTACCTATTGTACGGTAATGAAGATAAATGGATAAGCGTCGGACTCTCGGATTCTTTTAGCAACTCAAAGTTTAAACATAATGTAAGTAACTGCCGATTATATACTTTGGTGTTTCTATTGGTTTGTGTCCTGTGTGTAGGTATGTCCATGTGGGCGGAAACATTAATAGTCTGCCTGTCTTTGGTTGTACAACTTTATCATATTCACTAAACGAAGTTTCACCACCATCATTATCTTTTAAGTATAAAAAGAATACTAAAAATCTTCTAGCACTATCATAATCGCCTACATCAACATGTTCTTTAAATTCATCTTTATCATTTGGTAAATATCGTTTAAATCTTATTTCTTCAAAACCAAATCTATCAGGCCATTGTTTTTCTTTTATATCACAATCTTCTTTATACTTGTTTACATATGGTCTTAATGTAGTATATAAACCATCTACCATATTTTTCCAATCTATATGTTGGTTTATATTAATCTCTGTAAAATGTCTATGATTTTCTAAATCTGTGGATACTTGTTGGTCTTTATTAGACTCAAACTTATCTATAAGTGTTTTACAATGTTCTTCAGGTAAAACATTATCATATACTTGTATATACTTTTTCATGGTCTTAATATACACTATTTAGTTGATATTGGCAAGTGTTAAACTTTTGTTAAATTCATTCCTGCTATGTTAAATACCATTGAATAAACTCTAAAGTAAAACATAGGAAACCTAAATGAGAATATTAACAACTATTATATTATTATGTTTGATGACAACTATATCATATGCAAGAGAACAAATTAACATAGTCGGTAGTTCTACCGTTTATCCTTTTTCAACCGTAGTCGCAGAAAGATTTGGTAAGTCAGGTTTTAAAACACCTATTATTGAATCAACTGGTACTGGTGGTGGAATGAAACTATTTTGTAAAGGCATTGGTACAAATACACCAGATATGTCAAATGCAAGTAGAAAGATTAAATCAAAAGAATTAACATTATGCAAGAATAACGGTGTAACTGATATTACACAAGTTATTGTTGGATTAGATGGTATTGCTTTTACAAGTTCAGTAAAAGGACAATCATTTAATTTTACAAAA